TTTTCTTTGCTGCCAGCGGCTATGCGCTCACGTTTTGCATGGATATTGGCATATAAGCCGGGTTTGGTAGCCATATCAACACTTCCATCGTTTAAGAGCTGCTTTAGCGCGTTCGCCATCTTTGGCGTTGGCCGCTACTGCGCCCATTCTTGCACAAAATGAATCCTTGCGCCCCTGATCTGCTTTAGTCTTGGGGTTAGGCGCTGGCGCCTTCAAGTTAGAACCCGTTGCGGCATTGTACTTAGCGCGGCCCTTCTCGGTCAAGCCAGCACCTTTGCTGACCGGCAACTTTTCACCGCGACCAACGCTGAGAGACACACTTTTCTTAGCCATTACGAACCCATCCAAGAAGTTGCAACCACGCCTCTGCCATTGTACGCTCGGCGCTGCGTGGATTCACGCGCCTCACGGTGGGCTACTGGGAAGGCAAAAGTGACGCAAATAGCGTCAGCCGCGTCAGGCGAGGCCAATCCGCGTGCCTTCATGTCCTTTTTCGACTCCAAAAAGATAGTCCCTTTGGAGTCGGGCTTCATCATAGGCGAAATTAAATCAGTTTTAAGAAACCTGTCAAGCGGGATTGAAGCAGTTTTCAGCCAATCCTTCATTTTGCCCCACATTTCGGCCCTTTTGTTGCCATACATGATGGGGTTCATGGACTTATTACCAAAATTGATGCCTTTGACCTTGTAGCGCTGCTCTTTCAAGCGATCCACAATGCCCGCACCCAGCCCGCCCTCGTCAATTACGACCAATGCAGGCTTGTATTCCTCAATCGCCTCGATCACATGACCAACGACAGTCATAGTGTCGTCGCCCCTGTGTCGCTGTATGCTGATAATGTCGCGCCCTTGCCTGACAGCGATGACTGTTGCATCTGCACCAAAGCGGGCTGGGTCTACGCCAATCACTATTGGTGCAGATTGGTCTTGATATTTGGGTCGCTTCATCGCCTCATCTACTAAACTTGCCGATATGAACTGATCGTCACCCTCGGACGGGAACTGACCGTACACCTCGACGTGCGCCTGTGATGAGTCAGCGCCATATTCGTCGATGATCTGCTGGTAGACCTGCTTGTCCGTCCCTTCGACTGTTCTGGCGTCCACCACCTTGGTTGTCCAGAACTCCCGCTTGCTGTTAAACGCTTCGTAGAAATACCCAGTGTTGCGCCGTGGGTTAGAAAACGCCATCCAGAAACGGTTAGGCGTGTTCTCTGTAAAGAATCCGCTTGTGACCGCCCAGATGCTGTCGTCAATACCAGACGCCTCGTCAAACACGACTAGCACACCGTCAAAGTTGTGGACACCCGCGTAAGCGTCGGGATTCTCGGCTGACCACAGCCGCCCCTCCACGCCCCAGTAGCGCGTACCTTTCTTAAGATCACGCTCGACCAACTCCGTGAGCCACTTGGCAGGCATCAGTCTGGTTGCTGACACTTCAAACCAGTGGCTGTTAAGCGCCATCGCTAGCCACTTGGTAATCTCGGCCCATGTGACACTTCTGAGCTGAGACTCACTGTTAGCCGAGATGATGGTCGTTGAGCCTATTCTGGTCGTGAGCATCCAAATCGTGATCCACGAGACTAGGGCCGACTTACCAATACCACGGCCAGAACTGACTGCGTGGCGTAGGGTGTTGAAGTCTAGTCGGCCTTGGTTGTCTTTGATGTGGTCGGCAATATGCGTCAGCACCTCACGCTGCCATTTGCGTGGGCCTTTGAAGTGTTCTAACGGCGTGCCAGGCTGTCCCCAAGGAAACGCGAACATGACGAAGGCCAAAGGGTTGTCCTTGATCGCTGGCGCCCACAATCTGGCCATCAGTTCCTGTTCGTCTTCAGCGCTGTATATGGTCGATTGCATTGACTTGGGCTTCTATGATGTTGGCGTCTTCTACTGTCAGCGCTCTTTTAGTCGCCTCGGCCAGCGCGCCAGTGATGGAGATGCGCTGATCGACTTCGACAGATATGGCCTGCTTGGCCACCCAGCCGTGTTGATGTTTGAGGATTTCTAACGCCGCCTTGGCGTCGCCCTGTTTGGCCGCCGCGTGGAGTACTTGGGACAGTTCGATCTCACCGTCAGCTTTGCCCTTTTGCGCGGCAAGTTCCACCACGGGGTCAAGTTGCGTGAGTTGTCTGTATTCAATAGGCAGCATGCCTGCGGCGAGCGCTAAGGCGTCGCCTTTGAGGCCCAGCTTGGCCGCGTCATATACCGCTTTCAAGCGCGACTCTGTCGCTTCGACCTTGCGCGGTGTAAATGGAATCGAATGGAACATGTGTTCTCCATGCAGTTTGCACGTGGTGCGAGTTTACACCGTTTTGCAAAAAATAAAAAATTGTTCGTGAGCGCTACGTTTTTGCTGGCCCTTTGCCGTCGGCCCTACCCCCTCCCCCTTGGCCAAAAATGCCCTTGCTGCCAGTAGGGTTTTAGCTGCGGGTCAATGTGGGTCATGGCTTTTGCACCAAGTCACGCGGCATATGTGTGGGTCAATGTGGGTCATGGCTTTTTAACGACACACAATGACACACAAAAACTGAATGCGAAAAGTTTGTGGGTAGTGTGGGTAGCTGTGAGCGGTACTTTCAAGCGCGCGCCAAACGGTGTACTTACACCTAACTTACACACACATAATTTTTTTGAGTAGTTACAAAACACTACCCACAACAACACACAATAGGCTTTTATCTATATGCCACAAGGCTTTAACCGTAGGTCATTGAGGCACGTTTACGCCACACACACGCGCACACAACCACACACAAACTATGCAACTTTTGCATAACGTCACTTTTTTGCAATTAGGTGTTGACAATGCAAAAGAATCCTTTACAATATATTCACCGCGCGACAAAACGCCGGTAAACACTCAACTACAGTAAAGGCAAGCATATGAACTGGTACACACTCACTTTTTGGTCTGCCCAAAACCAATGGGTTATCTGGAACAACGGCGCGATTGTGGAGCGCTTCCGCGCTAAGAAACTGTCAACGGCGCAAGCGCGTCTCGCTAAATATGTGGGGCAAACAGTATGACCGAAACATTCAACTTACCGAAAGGCGCGCGCGTGGTGCTTGAGTACAACACACGCGCTATGACTTACACAATCAAATTATTCAAGCGCGATCAGTTGGTTAAGACCGCGTGGTCTGATAACCAATTAGGCGCGCGTGGCGCGGTTCGTCAATTTTCAAACGAGGCAACAAAATGAAACACACTATCTATGACATTCTCACCGCCGTGGCCATTGGCCTACTTTTAACCGTGGGCGCATTGGCCTACTTTGACATTCTTTGGGGTTAATCATGTATCAGACTATTGGACTTTCAGACTTCCGTGCCGGTTTCAAATATCGCCCTGATAACTTTTCTTATGAGGGTCTGGGCGCGCTTTTTGATTATTTTGAGTCAATGGGTGATATTGAGTTTGACCCGATTGCCATATGTTGTGAATTCTGCGAAGACACAATTGAGGCGATCGCAAGCGCGTATGACATAGAGGGCGAAGACTTGCGTATTGCGGTCATTCGCCATTTAGATGATGAGGGCGTTTTCATCCATGAGACCGAAGACGGCAAAATTCTTTATAGGAACTTTTAACCATGAAATTTAATTACGTTAGCCGTGATGGGTACGCTTTAGACGAATACGGGCGCGAAGTGCTAGACGTAAACGGCGCGCCGGTCATTGTCCCCGTTGACGAACGCGCCGATTATGACTTGGGCTATCGCCCACATGAAACCCCAACAAACGACGAATGAGGCCACACAATGCGCGTTTTAATTGCTTGCGAATATTCCGGCACGGTCAGGGATGCTTTTATCAGGGCTGGGCATTACGCCGCGTCATGCGACATTTTGCCTAGTGAGTCACCGCTGGGCGATCACTATCAATGCAACGTCATGGACATAATAGATCACGGCTGGGATTTAATGATCGCTCACCCGCCATGTACTTACATGTCAAACGCGGGCGCGTGCCGGATGTACCCACAAAAGGGCATCGTTGACCCTGAGAGGCTTGCAAAGGCAATGGAGGCCAAAGAATTCTTTATGGCCTTACTTGACGCGCCTATTGCGCGCATATGCGTAGAAAACCCAAAGCCGCTAAACATTGTGGGCTTACCGCCTGAGACGCAAACAATTCAGCCGTGGATGTTTGGTGAGCCGTACACCAAGAAAACTCTGCTATGGCTTAAGGGCTTACCGCCGCTTGTGCCGTCTGACATTGTGACTGAGGGCATTGTTCCTTTTTGTCCATCCGGCACAAGCCGCAAACTGGGCGGCAAAACGTTGGGCGCAGCAAAAAGGGGCGATGACGCAAAAAACCGAAGTAAATTTTTTAACGGCATGGCAAACGCTATGGCAAACCAATGGAGCAACTTATGACACCTCACGAAATTATTAACAAAGAAACCGGCGAAACAATCGGCACTTATGCCACTTATGCGGAAGCGATGGCGGCGTATGAAAAGCTCGGCACGGGTAACGGCGGCATGAGCGACCACGCCATTGGCCCCGTCATGGTTTACGACAAAACCTTACGCACTTATGTACCAAAGGAGACGCTATGAAAACGTTTGATGTTGAAATTAGATATACCGCATACGCAAATTATGTGATTGAGGCCGAAAGCCCCGAAGACGCGGAGAGGCAAGCATGGGCAGACGTCAACTCAGACCCTGATCACGCTATGAGCCTGGGCGAATGGGAATGCTTAGAAGTGGATGAAGTGACAAACCCCGAAGACTATAGGATTGAAAAAGTATGACCTACGAAGTACAAACCCTCTGTTATCCCGATACATGGGAGAACACATGGTCAGACTCATTGGGCGACACGCCCGTACAGTTTGACACTTACGAAGCCGCAGCCGAAGAATTAGCGGAGTATTTGCGCGAGTTGGCCTACGCCGTCAAACAAGGCTTTGCGACCGATTTTGACAATTCAGCTTATAGGATTAAAAAAGTATGACTCATTATGACCGTACAAAAATAACGTTTCACCGTGGCAACGCTTTTACGCCTGAGGGTATTGAGGCCGAGCCGTTCGCTACGGTGACCATTAATGACATTGTAGGCCGCGAGCTAATCGAGTCTATTTGCACGCTTATGCGCGACCACGTACACGCGGCACATGCCGATTTTTGCAATATCAAAATTTCAACCGAAGACTGGGATGTATAACATGATTACTTTTGAACACCACGGCATAACCGTAAAATGCAAGCCTGAGCGCGCCGTTGAATACCGGCGTTTGATGGACAAGCCGCCAAAGGCCAAAGCCGTTAGCGAAAAGCGCGACTATCCGAAGTGGAATCCTACAATGACCACGGGCGATTATTTGCGCGCCTATATCCGCTTGAATGACCGCCGCCGCATGATTGAATGCGGCCACGCATGCGCCAACTATGACCAAACGCCCGCCATGTATGACGGCAGCTTGCCGGAAGTTTTGGAGGAATTAGACCCCGACTATGTGCCCACGGCTAAAGCGCGCAAGATCACGCCCAAACAAGCCATTGTGCAAGCCCTCGACGCGCTCAAGGCGGGTGACGTTGATACGGCTCAATGTATTCTGACGGAGGCGCTTAAATGAACCAAGTTATCGCTGAGGCGCTCGCGCCTTTTCGCCCTCTTACCTACACCGAGCATTATTACGTTGACCTTGGTTACCGGCACGAACTAGGCAAGGCTGAGGAATACGAATACAAACAAGCGCACGCCGAGGGGCCGGAAGCCCGCCGCCTTATGAATCGGGGCGCGTTAGAGGCCATGACGAGGGCATATTGATGGTTTTACTAATTGCGCTTATACTGGGCGCGCTGTTAGCGGTTCTCCTCGATCTGTAAGCAGTTGCCACACCTCACAAGCCCGCTTTACGCGGGCTTTTTTTACTTCACAAGCCTGACAAGCGGCGCAATTTTAGAGTCTGGCAGCACTTGTACCATGTCGCGCAGTTCTGACTTGCCACGATTAACCATGTCAGGGGCGGCGTAGACGTGCTTTTTAGTAGTGTGGGCGCGCGACTTGAGCAAGCCCATGTCAACCCAGCCCGCCTCACGAAACGCATGCAACAAGGCCGCCACGGGCAGTTTCATACCCGTTGGGGCTTGACCCGTCAGGCGGTCACAAACCGATTGCCACGGCGCGCCCATAACGCCGGATGCAAACTCACCAATGCGCGCCCTCATCATTTCAACCAAGAACGATTCAGCACCACTCATGCCCGTTTCAACCATGATGGCTTTGGCCTCTGTCATAGGGGGAATAGCACCGGCGTTAAAGGCAGACACATTGCGCTCATAAAGCCAAGCCGTCACCGCAGCAAAGCCGCCCGACTTGTACCATGCCCACAAACGGGAGGATACGTCAGCATCCATGCAAAGCGCGTCAGACCACAAAACAAACCAACGGCGGTCATTAGATGGGATGGTGATCGCCATACGCTCATTGGAGAACGCGACCACTTGCAAACGGTTGACGGCCTCATAGGGGGCGAGTCCCTTGCGCTGAATTGACAAGAACTCAGGGGGCGCGGCGATCACGGGCTTTAGACTATTCTCAAGGGCGCGGCGGTCAGCCGCTTCGGGTTGTCGCAACTCATTGATAATCAGCACCTCACACTCTAAGTGATAGCCCCAAGGGGTTGACAAGTCTTTGTTATCTAGCTTCTTGACGTTGGCAAGCGAGTCACCGCCGACCGCCCAAAAGAACGGTGCCCACATCGTGTCCTTGCCTGAGCCTGGGTGACCGCCATGCAACACGGCGTGATTAATCTTGACGTTGGGGTGCTGGATTTTAAAGGCCATCACATCTAAAACATGGTTACGCTCCATAGCGTCAGGGATCATGCGCTCGACATGTTCAAGCCAAGGCGTAGGATCAGCACCAGCGGCTACGGGCGGCCGAGCGTCACGCCAACGATTGCCATACACCAGACCCTCACGGGCGCAAAGGATTGTTTCGCCGGGGGCATAGGTCACGCCAACAAGGGTTTTCGCGCCCTTGGCTTGGCGGTTCTCATCAAAGCAGACAGATGCTTCGATCTTGCGCTTGGCGTTGTTGATTGACTTGCAATCTAGGTGACGGAACAAGGCGTTAAAAGTGCTGCGCCCGATTTCGCGGCGGTCTTGCATGTCAAAGTAAGCGTCATCGTCTTGGATGTAGGCAAAGCGATCCCACCAGCCATCCTTTTCAATGCGGCCTAGTTCCTTACGCTCGACTTCGGCAACGATAGCCGCAGCCGCGTCAGGGTATGCTTCATTGGGCGTGAGTTTAGAGAGTGCCTGATCCATTGCAAACGTCAGCAATTCCTCTCGAAGACCTGGGGCATGTTTCGGGCCACCTTGGTCTGACACCCATTGGAGGAACGCATTAGAGTCAAAATCAATGCAATGGCTATGCAGGCAACGGTAAGCACGGTTAGCGGGCATGTAGCGGCCTTCAGGGTTGCCGTCTGTATGCTCCGCATTGTTAGGGCAGATCACGCCAGCCCAGCCCTCATGGTTAGGCTTGGACAGTAGCGCACCGTGGCCAGACAGCCATGCCATCACATCGTCTGCGCCGTCGTCTGACAAGCGGATCGGGCGCACGCCAACTGAGTCAGCGGGGGCAGGGGTTACATTAAACGCCGTGCAAATTTCCTCAAGCGTAAATTCACGTTTAGGCTCAAACTCGACCAACTTAGCAGCAAAGCTGTTGCGACCAGGCTTTAGGTTGATCGAGCCGGGCAAGCGAAAGTTACGCACGGCGTTGACTGCACCCTTGTCGGTGTAGCCCGCCTCAGCAATGGACTTGATGGCGGCGGCAAAGTCGGCTTTGGTCGGCTGCTCAGAGAAGGCATAGCCCCACTGAAACGAGCCGGGCGATGTTTCGATCTTCCAAGTAGGTTCTAGCGGCGGTATGTTAGGGGCTTTGTCAGGATCGCCCACGTCATCAAGCACCATGACAAGCACGTACTCACAATGCGCTACGCTGGCGCTTGGGTACCCGTCTTTGAAACGGTCAACAATAAACGACGCGGTGTTGCCGTAGATCGCCCAATCTTTTTTAATCTTGGCGTCAGGCAACATGGCAGGCCAAGTGCATTTGATCGCACCGTCAGGGAAGAATTGCATTTCACCGTCTTTGAGCATGGGCTTTTGACGCACGATCAGCGCCGTCTCACCCTTTGGGGCTAAAGAAATTAAAAAATCAAGAAAGTTCATTTGCCATACCTTTTCATAGTTTCAACTTCAGCGGCCAAGGGCAAGCCATCTGCCCATGCTGGCGCTGTACACATCACACGTTTTAAATTCTCTGCCGCTTCTGGGTCGGCTGTTTCGACGACGATTTCGTCATGCACATGAAGCACGACGTCATCGAGTTGTCTAAGGGAATGTCGAAGTAGATCATTGGCGACCGCCTGCGTCACATTTTCACACGCCAAGCCTTTCCAGAGGCGGGCGCGTGGCCATTCTTTTGCATCTTGCGCGGGCTTCCATGCCGCCTTGGCATAACTGACGCCCTCCGATTCCAATTTGGCATAGGGGTAGCACAAGATCCGGCCAGAGGGTAGGGCATACCATAGGTGTTGACCGTCAAACAAATATGTGATACGGCCAACCTTAAATTCACGCCCCTTGTTTCTCATTGCACGGGTATAAGCCTCCTCCAGAGCCGACCAATAAGGGACAGACCAAGGATTAGCCCGCCTCCAGCCATCAACCATCCGTTTGGCGACAGGTTCAGGTAAGCTGATCCCATAAGCCCGACCCATAGCAGCGAAAGCCCCAACACCACCGGCGAATCCACAAGCCAATTCTTGTACTTTTCCAATCTGTCGTTGATCTTTGGTGACGTCTGCCACGCGAACATTGAAGGTTGCGGCGGCGTTGACTTTGTAGACGTCTTCCCCAGTTCGGAATAGTTCCAATTTATCAGCGCCTCGCCCTGAAAGCCACGGGTTGACTCGCGCCTCGATGGCCGCCCAGTCTGCCACGACGAAGTGCTTGCCTGTTGCAGGGATGAGCGCGGGTCTAAGCATTCCCTTAAGTACATCGGTAACGCGCTTTCCATACCGAGGCACGATTGCGTGTCCTCTGACCATTGCTTGCCTGACGTCTTCTGGCTCGTCAGCGCACTTGCGTGTGAAGTTGTGGACTTGCGCTCCATAACTACTGGCCCTACCCGTGGCTGAACCGCCAGCAAATACGAACGCTCCTCGTACCCTCTGATCCTCCTCATCCGCCAGACAGCTAAGTCGGTTGAACTTTGCCACAGACGACGCCCAGAGGTCGTCGGCGCATTGGATAACTTCTTGGACATCGGCAGGGACTTCATCGGGGTTCTCCATGAGTAGTAGGTTGGCTCGTACAGTTTTGTCAATGGAGTACTTGCCATCCTTCTCCATCAACTTCTTGGCTTCATCACCCACGCGCTCAAGCACCCACTCACGCATGCGTGGCGACCTGACGCTGGTGATTGCGCCGCCCGTGACTTCTTTGACGATCTGCTCAATCTCAATGAGTTCATCGGAGGCAAACTTAACGGCTGCTTGGCACAGCGGCACATCGACCAACACGCCGCGATCATTGATGCGCTCGTTGACGTGATAGTCTTGTAGTTCTTCAGCACTGAGGTCACGCATGGCCTGACTGATTGCACGCATAGCCCTGACGTCCTGCTCACAATACTGGATCATCTCGGCCATGAGTTCAGGCGAGTCTTTGAATGGCGGCACGCACATCAAGCGAATTAATTGCGCGCCCCTGTGATCTTTTTTCATAGACGCGCCAGCAAAGCGGCCAACGTCCTCCAGACTGCCAGGCGCGCAGTTGGCGCGGGCTTGTGTTGCAGTGCAATAAAACTGCTCCAACTTAAAATTGATCTGCAACACATACCAAAAGATCAAGCGCTCGAACGCGGCGTTATGCGCCCTGATCTGGCCGGTGTAATTGCGAACGCGCTCGGGGAATGGCTGACTGGGCACCCACGTCACCACTTCCTCATCGTCGAAAGCGTAGGACATGCACAGCACGTCGGTGCTGGCGTCTTGCGCGTAGTTGTACACGCCCTTGGCGCGTAGGTCGCATGTACTGCGCGTCTCAAAATCTAACCAAAGCATTGGCGTCTCCTTTCCAAAGCCCCCTGTCACGGGGCTTCAGAAAGTTAAGCGCTACGGCGGCGGCGAGTAGGCGCTGCTTCTGGCTCTGGTTTAACTTCAGGCGACTCGCCATCCATAGACACCCACTCGACAATCTCAAAGACTGGCGTGTAAATCTTGCCGTAGGACTTGTGAGCGTAGTGGTCTTTCTTCAGACGCACGACTGGCACTGGCTTAGTTTGGTCTTTCTCGACCTGCTCGGCCAAAGCCACAGCCAAGGTTTGAACTGCGCGCTTGCCGCCCACTGACGTGGTGGTAAAGCGTGCTTCCATTCCCTTGTCTTCACCGCTGATGCACTTCAGGGACATACCGACTTGGCTCTCCCAGCCCTTCTTGGCTTGAGGGGGTGCCTCATCCAAAGCAGGCAATGGATTGCTGACGCTGGTCATTTTCTCGCCCAACACTTCGCCATCGCCCCAAGCAATAAAGCCGTGAACGAAAGAGAAAGGATTGACAGCCCAAACAGCGTCGTCTTCAACTTCGGTTTGATCTGCACCAAAGACCCAGTGACCAGTTTTGTCCATCTTAAGGATGACAACACCGGCTGGGCCGACTTCGGCTTGGATCGAACGCAAAGCGCTAGACAAGGTTGAAACGGCGGGAAGGTTTGCTTGAGAGAAGGTTACTAGACTAGACATGATTTTCCTTTACTGGATTTTAGAAAGGGCAGCAGATAACTGTTTGCCCAAGAGCATCACTTCGGGTCGTGGATCATCCACGCTTGCCAAAGTGTTACCTGACGAGATGGCGACCACGAGGTCTTCTGGTAGGCCGATCTTGCGTTTTTTCAACGCCTTCTCGGCCTTCGCAGGGGAGACGACAGAAGTCTCCATCACTTCAGATTCTGTGAGGCCGTATGCGAACAAAGCGACTTTCGCTTTCTCCTCATCCGACCATGACCTGATGGCGCGTTTGGCCACCAGTTTGTATTCGGGCAACTTAGCGCCAGACTCAAGCATCTGCAATGCAAGGGCGCGTAGGTCTTTGATCCATTCTTCAAGCATGTCAGCGTTCTTAAGGTAGTTGCTGATCTGCGCGGCAGGCAACGCTTCGATCTGCACCTTCAATGCGCGGTCAACAGCGCCGGTCATCTTGGGGCAGATTGGTTTGGCCGCACACCAACGGCAGTGATCACCAACGGCCAGTTGAGCGTCTGGTTTCATGGCTTGCTTGACGGCTTGCACTAATTCAAGTTCAAACTTGGCGATGCGCTCAGGCGTTGTCACCCAGCGACGCACTTCAGGCGGCTGGACAATGACCATCTCGATCTCTGTTGCGCCTTCAAACGCCCACTGCGCTTCTTTGGTACGCATGGCCGCTGCGGCGTAGAACATCAACTGTGGGTTTTCTTCCACCTCGACCATGACACCATCACCAAATTTCCAATCAAGAACGACGGCGCGATTACCAAGGCGGCCAATAAGATCAGTAGAACCAAACACGCCAGGAAGCAGATCACCAAAACCAACTCTAGTCTCTGCTTCAATCTCCATCTTATGCTCAGGGTCGATGACGTCGAGGGCACGCAGGGCGGGCAAGATCTTTTCTTCCACCAGTTCAAACGTAAGAATTTGATCTTCATAGCGTGTGCCAATGTAATATTCTGGCGGCTCCTCACTCATGATGAGTTCGGCCATGACGTTGTGTAGGAGTGTGCCTTCGTCAGCGTATTTGCTTGAGGGCTTCGGGGGCATCTTCTGCACCAGCGCCACACTGCCTGGGCAGTTGATGACGCGCTTGGCTGTTGAGCCGCCTACGATGTTTGAGTGTTGCACTTTACTGTCCTTTAGTTAATGAGCTTTGAATGTAGCACAAAAATAATTGTTGTGCAAATCTTTTTTACATGTATACTTTGCGGCATGCGTGAAAAAGAAATTGAAATTTATTTTGACTGGGCGGTGCAGAGCATCGGCGGCAGGACTTGGAAGTTTACTTCGCCTGGACGCAAAGGTGTAGCAGATCGCATTGCGTGTTTACCCGATGGGCAGACATGGTTTGTGGAAGTCAAAACCAAGGGCGGCAGACTGTCTGCGCTCCAGAAATTATTTGAAACCGACATGATGCTGTTGCGTCAAAACTACGCATGTTTATGGACTAAGGA